ATCTCTCTTGCGCGTCGTCAGGAGCATGTCCGCCGCGGCCACGAACCGCTGGTGGTTGTCCATGACGTCGCGCCAGTCTGAACAGGGCGTGGCGCCGTAGGCCTTCGTCCAGGTCTGCGTGTACTTCGTCGAGGTCGGTCCGCCGCCGCACCCCGCGACCAGCACTGCCATCAGGACCAACGCCCTCAGCATCACTCCCCCTCTCGTCCTACCGCGCCCAGCCGGTGGTCCCGGCCCCTTGCGCCGCGCGAGCACCCGTGCGAACGATGGAACCCAGAAGGCCCGATCCGGGCCCGCCAGCCTGGGGAGGAACCGTGTCCGAGTCCGAGCGTTCTGTCGTCGATCCGGAGGTCCTGGAAGCCGCAGTGGAAGCCGCCATCGACCGCGCCGCTGACCGCCTCATCGAGCGCCTCCGCCGAGCAGTTCCCGGAGGAGTACTTCCAATCGGTCGCCCAGTCGACCCATCGCTCGATCGACAGCAGCCTCGATCGCGCCGCCGAGCCGCGGGTCAATGTCAGTCGGAATGACATTCTCCGCCTGAAGGACCGCTCGGCCAGCGAGCCGTAGATATTCGACCGGGCTCTCGCCCAACTCGACCGCAAGGGCGGTCAGAATCTCGGCTGGAACCTCCCCGCCGCGGCCGTGCTCGATGGCGCTCAGCCATGGGTGTCCCCGGCCGACGCGCGTTGCCAGCTCGGTTTGCGTCAGGCCGAGCTTGACGCGGCGCGCCCTGATCCGCCGTCCGAGTTCCTTCACGGAGCGACTGTAGCCGCCGCGCTAGCGTTTGTGTCACTCGGCTGACAAGTCTATTGACAATGTCACTGACGCGCGGTAGTCTCCTGACATGACCACTGGAATGGACCTGAAAGTCGAGCGGGTTCGATCCCGCATCCGGGCGGTGCGTCTGGCGAGCGAGATGGGCGTCTCCCGCCAGCGCATCGCCCAGATCGAAGCTCTCGCCGTTGTCGAGCCCGACATGGCCGAGCGCTATCGCGCAGCCCTCGTGTCAGTGACAACCGACCGGCAGACGCCCGCTGAGGTCGCGTCGTGACCGCCGTGCGCCGAAGCGCCACTCCAACCCCCGCCGCCCGTCAGCGGCCGGATTTCGGCGCCGTGCGCGTCCTGGACGGGGGCCGCCGGGGCGTCCCGGCGCTCGTCACCGTCCGGCGGGCCCATGTCGAGGCGCTGGAGGCCGAGGTAGCCGCGCTCGCGGCCGAGGGACTCGACTTCGCGACCTCGATGCGCGCCCGGGCGGACCGCCTGTACCTCGCCATCACGGCCGAGCGGCTCGACCTGGCGGCCCACGAGGCGGCCGCGATCCACGTCGAGGCCGAGCGACGGCTGCGCCAGCTCACCCCGGACGGGATCGCCTAATGCCGCGATTCCTCGGCGTCGAGGACTGCCTCGCTCGCACGGACCGCTCAACCGATTGCTGGATCTGGACTGGCAGCGTCGATGCGAATGGCTACGGCCGGCTCTCCAGGCATCCGAGGCGCGTCGAGCGGTACCTGCATCGGCTCGTGTTTGCGCAAGCCAACGGACCGATTCCGCCCGGTCTATTCGTCTGCCATCACTGCGACACCCCGCCGTGTATTCGCCTGGCTCATCTGTTCCTCGGGACGACGCAGGACAACATGGCCGACATGGTCGCGAAGGGCCGCAGCCTATCGGGCGACTTGAACCCGATGCGGCTGATGGAGCCCGAAGCCCGCCCCCGCGGTTCTCGGAATGGCTGGGCCAAGCTCGACGAGGCGCAGGTCGCTGAGATCAAGAAGCGGCTCGCACAGGGCGAACGATGGAATGACCTCGGTAACGACTACGGCGTGGTCGCCGGAGCGATCTGGATGATCGCCAAGGGCCGGAACTGGGCACACGTGGGTGCGGCATGACGATCCTCGCCGTCCCGCTCGTCCCGATCGCTGCCGCGCTCGCGGGCGTCGTCATCCTGGGCGGCCTGCTGCTGGTCGTGGCCCTCGTGATCGTGGGCCTCAGCTGGACGGGTCGGCGATGAAGCCCGGCAGCAGCGACCGCTGCAAGAGCAAGCGCGGCCACCTGCGGTGTCACCGCCACCGGGACCACGAGGGGATGCACTCGGCCCCGACCGGAAAGACCCGGGCGGTGTGGTCATGAACCGCCACTCCGGTTTCTACGAGGTGCCCTGCCGGCATCATCCCGGACCGCTGGGCTGCCCCTCGGCGCTCGACCGCATCGGGACGGCGCTCGGCTGGGCGTTCGCGCTGGGCGTGACGTTCTGGCTCGTGACGCGCTTCCTCGAGGAGGCGTTCCGATGACCCGCTATCAGCGCCTCGCCCGCCGAGCCGACGAGCGCACCGTGCGCCGCTTCCGCGCCTACCTGCTCGACCGGCTGAGCGTCGAGCTCTGGATGGAGGCCGCGCGCCTCCGCGAGCGGCTGGAACGCATGGCCCCCAGCGGGACGCCCGAGGCTCTCCCCCCAGCTTCGGACGTCCCGCTGGCCGTCCACGCGGCCTGACACCACAGGGGCCGGCGCCGGAGATCGGAGCCCGGAGCCGGCCCGCAACCACGACGAGGAGCGAACCATGACACGCACAGAGACCGCACTGGTCCCGGCCGGGGAGGCCGGGGTCACCTACAGCCTCGACAACTGGCCCGAGGACAAGTTCAACAGGCTGATTCCGGTCCAGCGGATCTGGATGCCGGGCGACCTGTTCATCCCCGTGGTCAATCCGGTCGTGATGGATCCGGCCGACCGCGAGGGCAAGTCGCTCGACCACTACTCCAGCAAGGACGTCCCGGCCGGCCGCCGGGCACTGACAGCCCGCGGCCTGTCCAAGGTCGCGACCGCGGCATCGCTCAGCTTCTACGACGAGCGCCGCCTGGACGACTTCCATCGCCGTGGCGCGCACACCCGGGGCTCGCGGAACCTCCCGCCCGAGCCCCGGTGGCGCGCGAACCTCCGGGCCCGCGAGCTGACCGGGAGCGTCCTGTGACCGGGGCCGACGCCGGCCTCCTCGTCTCGGGCTTCCTGCTCTTCCTGGCGATCGGCTACACCGTCGTCGGTCCCGAGCGCCTCGAGCGGATCGTCGGACGGTGGCTCTGATGCTCGGCCGCCTCCTGTGCCTTCTTGGCCGTCACGACGTCGGCCTGGTCAGGCGCATCGGGACCGAGCGGATCTATCTCTGCCGGCGGTCGCACTGCTCGCGGTACTCGGTCCGGCGGGGCTGGGCGCGATGAGCGTCCTCGAAGAAGCTGGCCTGGTTCTCCGCGAGGCGCTCACCAGCGACGAAACGCGGTGCTTCTACTGCGGGCTGTCGGCCGACACCGTCGACCACGTCATCCCGCGCTCCGCGCTCGAGATCCTCGCCGACGACCCAGACGCTCTGCGTGCTCTCGCCGATCGACGTCGGCGGCTGACGGTCGTTGCCTGTCGAGAGTGCAACGGCCTCGCCCGCGCCACGGTCCAGGAGACCCTCGCCGAGCGGCGGACGTTCGTCAAGGAGCGGATGCGGCTGCGCTACGCCGGGGTCCTCGCGACGCCGAGCTGGACCGACGCCGAGCTGATGCAGCTGCGCTCCGGGCTCCGGAAGCGGGTCATCGTGGCGATGGCGACGAAGGCGATCATCGAACGGCGTCTGCGGTGGCCGTCGTGACCGGCGAGCAGCCGCTCGTCGACCTCCTGCCGGCGTGCCGGAAGTGCGGCAAGGCGCTGGGAGTCCGTCGGCCTGGCCGGATTCCCCGGTACTGCTCCGAAAAATGCCGCGTGGCTGCATTCCGGGCGGCGCCGCGCGGCGACACCGCCGGGGACGCCCATGTGGGCGTCTCGGTAACGAAACGGCCTAGCGGGCTTCCTGGGCGGGGACAGCTCCACAACCCGCGCTGCCCCGTCGACCCAGGCCACGGCCCCGTCCTCGACTGGCCAACAGACCGCTGGGGCTTCTATTGCCCACACGTCGAACACGACGGTCGGCCCAAGGCGCACCCGGACGGCCCGAGCGCCCCGACACGAGCGTTCTTCACCACCCGAGAGGTCGAAACAGGCGTCCTCTCCTCCACGGATCCGGTCTCCCTCGAAGAGGCGGGCGGCGGCTCCTCTGCCCGACCGCCTCTTCGAAGGCCGCCGCATCCAGCCGCTGATCCAACCGGCCAGCGGGGCGACGCCCAGCTGCCGCTGCTGAGCGGCTAGCAACGGGCCCGGGCGGCGCCTTGAGGAGGGCGCTGGCCCGGGCCAATCCGAGCAGAGGAGCACCACGCCATGACCAACCCGCAGACCGCCGTCGCCGTCATCGAGCAGGACGTCTCGTCGAGCGTCGTCGAGTGGACCCTCGACCAGTTCCCGGTGGAGGACTTCAACCGGCTCATTCCGATGCAGACGATCGTCATGCCGAGCGATCTGTTCAAGCCCGCCTATCAGGTGATCCAGGCGGATCCGCCCGATCGCGACGGCAAGTCGGCCGACACCTACAAGTCCAACGACGTCCCCACCGGACACCGCGCCCCGACCGCCCGGCTCCTCCGAAAGTTTTCGTCTGCGGCCGGTCTCACGTTCACGAACGAGCACCGCATCGACGACGGGAGCGACCCCGAGATTCTCGGCGTGACCATGGACGTCTCGATGATCCTGCCGACCGGGCAGCGGATCACCGCTCCCGGCTCGCAACTCATCGACCTCCGGACTTGGTTCAAGAGCGACGCCAGCCAGGCCGAGGTTGCGAAGTTCCGGAAGCAGTTCTACGCAAACGTCCAGACCCGGGCGATGAACCGCGGCATCCGGGGCGTCCTCTCGCTCCGATCGAGCTACCCCGAGGCCGATCTGGCGAAGCCGTTCGTGGTCGTCAGCTATGTCCTGAACATGGAGCACCCCGAGGTCAGGACCCGGGTCCTCGACGCGATGATCCCGGTCACCGCGCAGCTCTACGGACCGTCGCCCGCGCTGGCGCCGATGAAGCAGCTCGCGGCCGGAGAGCCGGAGATCCACGCACCCGAGGCGGCCGAGGAAGATCCGGCGCCGGCCACGCCGACCACGATGCCGGGCGAGAAGCTCGCCGCGGCCGCATCGGCACCCGCGGAGCCGGACTGGATCACGGGAGCCGTGGCCGCGTCGGTCCCGACGCCGGCGGCCGCACCTGCCGAGGTCGACGTGGCCGCCCTCATCCGCGATACCGCGGCCGCGTCGGGCATGAAGGGCCCCGCGACCGCGCCCCAGCTCGAGAAGCTCAAGGGCCTCCTGGGCGGTCTGACCCCGCCCGGCGTCACGACCACGGCCCTCGTCTACATCTGGGACGAGACCGTCAAGTCGGCGCTCACCGCGGCCCAGGCGCAGAGCCTCGTCAACGTCGCCGACTCGCTGGGCACGGACGAGTTCCACGCCGCGATCCGGGCGATCGCCGAGCACGCGCGGGGGCAGGCGGCATGACCCGGATCGTCCACGTCGGGATCAACTTCGAGCCCGACACCCTCGTCGTCCTCAGCGCGAGTCGGCGGACTTACGCCGCCGTGTCGCGAGACCAGACCTACCTCCATCTGATCCAGCCCGTGCAGGTCGAGCTGATCGATCCCGATGGGACGGTCCTCAAGCGGGTCGGCCAGCTGACCTGCACGTGCGCCGGCGGCCAGTTCCGGGGCACGTGTTACCGGGTCGCCCAGGCCGAGGCCTTCGAGGCTGGGCTCGGTCTCCCGGATCCGGCCTGGCTGGCCGAGGGCTTCGACGCGCCGGTCGGCGCCGGCGAGGCCGTGGAGGCGAGCAGGGGATGACGCTCGACATCACGGTCACCGACCTGTTCTGCGGCGCGGGAGGCTCCTCGATCGGCGCCGAGGCCGCCGGGGCGCGGCTCGTCATGGCGGCCAACCACTGGCGCCTCGCGATCGATGCCGAGGAGGAGACGTGGATCGCGCTCATCGCCCAGGAGCTCGGCAAGCGGCGGATTCGCCGGCGGGCGATCCAGTGACGCGGCGACTCGCGGATCTGCCGCCCGACCTGGCCGAGCGTCAGCGCGCGACGCAGCGGGTAGCCAACCGCCGATGGCGCGAGGCCAATCCGAGCTACCACCCCGACTGGCAGGTCGCACATCGGGCTGAACTCCGTGCACGCCAGCAGGCCGATCGAGCGGCCAATCCTGACCGCTGGCGCGAATACGGGCGGCGATCGCGAGCGAAGAACCCTGACGCACGGCGGGCGTACATGGCTCGCTACCGGCAGGAGCATCGGGCGGAGTTCGTCGCGTACATGGCGATGTACCGGCCCGGCTATCTCGCCGAGCACCGCGAGGAGATCGCTGCCAAGAAACGGGCGGCCTACCTCGCCGACCCGGCTCGCGCGATCGCGAAGGCCACCCGCTGGAAGGAAGAGAACCCGACACGCGCGCGGGCGATCCACATCGCGGCCTCGGCCAACAAGCGGGCTGAGGAGTGCGGAGCTGACGGCCGGCTGAGCCCCGACAACGTCATGGACCTCTGGCGCCGCGAGCCGAACTGCGTCATGTGCGGCGACGGCGCGGGCCTTGACCACATCGTGCCGTTCTGCCGGGGCGGGTCGAACACGACGGGCAACATCCAGAACCTCTGCCGCGACTGCAACTCGCGCAAGGGTCGCCGGCTGCCCGGGGAGCTGGCGACGTGAAGATCGCGATCAGCGGCGACCTGCACGTCGACGACTTCGGCTCGAAGGTGGATCCCGGCTCCGGCCTAAACGCGCGCTTCGTGGATGCCCTGACCGCGGCTCGCTTCGTGGCCTCGACCGCGCGCGAACTGGGCGCTGAGGCGCTCGTCATCGCAGGCGATTACACCGAGCGCCGGACGCCGGCGCCGCCCCGCGTGGCCCGGATTATCGATGCCCTCAAGGCCGGCCCCGATCGCCAGATCCACGTCCGCGGAAACCATGACCAGGAGCGCGCCGGCCAGAGCATCGTCGACGTGCTCGGCCAGGTCGATGGCTGGTCCGGCTTCACGTCGCCGGGCGTGGAGCTCGTCGGCGACGTCGCCGTCTGTGTGATCCCATTCCTCGCACCGTCGTACCTCCGCAGCCAGGCCGGCATGGAGACGGCGAGCCAGGGCGACGTCTACCGCGCGCTCGCCGAGGCCTATCTGACAATCGCCCGCGGCCAGTTCGTCGCGGCTGAAGCCCTCGGCGCCAAGGCCGCGATCCTCGTCGGCCACCAGCAGCTCGCGGGCGGCCGGATGAGCGCGAGCCAGCAGGCCTTCCTCGGCGATCTCGATCTCGTCATCGACGCCCGGGCCCTCGGGTCGATCGGCTATGCCGCGGTCGTCTTTGGGCACGTGCATAGGGCGCAGATACTCGTCGACGACCCGGCCTGCCCGGTGCTCTTCACGGGCTCGACCCACCGCGTTGACTTCGCTGAGGAGTTCGACGAGCAGTCGTTCGTCCTGCTCGATGTCGTGGACGGGCGCGCGACGGTCGAGCGGATCCCGATCCCGGCGCGCCGGTTCGTGACGTTGACCGGCGATGGCGTCCTCGGCGAGTGGGCGGAGGAGGAGCTCGCGGCCGCGATCTGCGGATCCGTCGTCCGCGTCGTTGACGCGCCGACCGACCAGGTCGAGGAGATCCGCTCGATCCTCGGGACCCTGCCCTTCGAGGTCGCGGAGATCCGTCGGCGCCCGGTCCAGGCCCCCGAGTCGAATGGCGGGCTGTCCGAGACGCTGACCGCCCACGAGGCGCTCGATGAGTACTTCGTCGACGACGTCGACCGCGAGGTCCTCGTCGAGCGCGGGCGGGCGCTGCTCGCGGAGGTCGCGGCGTGATGGGGAACATCGTTTGCCCCCATTGCGGGGGCGCCGTTCCGGTCGGCCGACCCCAGACCCCGTTTTGGGACCGCGTGGATCGATCTGGCGGCCCCGATGCATGCTGGCTCTGGACAGGACCCGTCAACCGATCGGGATACGGGGTCACGTACCTGCAGGGTCGGTCGCGGCGCGCTCACCAAGCTGCCTGGATCCTCACGAACGGCGACATCCCCGAGGGCATGGGCGTCCTCCATCATTGCGACGTCCGGCCTTGCTGCAACCCCGCCCATCTATTCCTGGGCACGCCCGCCGACAACGTCGCAGACATGATCGCGAAGGGTCGGAAGGTTGTCGTGCGCGGCCGGCCGCTCCCGCCGGAACGTCGCTGCCGAGGCGACGCCCACTGGACCCGGCGGTTCCCGGACCGGGTCCTCCGTGGAAACCGCAGCCCTCGCGGCAACGCCAAGTTGACCTTTGAGACGGCCACCGCGATCCGGGCTGCCCTGGCTGCTGGTGTTGCCCAGGTCGAACTCGCCCGACTGCACGGCGTCTCATCGTCAACGATCTCACTCGTCGCGAGCGGAAAGGTCTGGTCCTAGTGCGCCTGGACCGCATCCGTCTCGAGGGGTTCCTTTCGCACACCGCCACCGACTGGGCGCCCAACGGCGCCCGTCTCGTGACGCTCGTCGGCCCGAACGGCGCCGGCAAGTCGACGCTCGCCTCGGACGCGCTTTCCTATGCCCTCTTCGACGAGGCTCGCGGCCGGACCGACCAGCTCGTCCAGCTCGGCGCTACGAACATGAGCGTCCTCGTCGAGTTCACCTTCGGCGACGCCCGCTACCGGGTCGTCCGCGGCCGCACGACGAAGGCTGGCGGGAAGTCGTTTCTGGAGCTCCACGTCGCGGACGGCGACGACTGGCGGCCGCTCACGGGCGACACGATCCGGGATACCGAGACGGCGATCGCCGAGCTGTTGCGCCTCGACGCGGCGACCTTCGCGACGGCCGTCCTGCTCGGCCAGGGCCACGCGAACGCCTTCGCCGAGGCGACGGCCGCGGAGCGCAAGCGGATCCTCGGCCAAGTGTTGGGATTGGACGTCTATGCCCGCGCCGAGGCCCGGGCCCGCGAGACGGCGCGCGACCTCGAGGCACGCATTGGCGCGGACCGCTCAAATTGTGAGCAGCTTTCTACACGGCTCCTGGAGCGGGCCGAGATCGAGAACGACCGGGGGCAGGCGCTCGAGGTCAAGGCCGACGCCGAGAACGAGGGCGCCCGGGCGACTGTCGATCGCGAGGCGGCCGAGGCGCGGATCCGGGAGCTCGACGTCGCTCTCGCGGCCGCCGACGCCGTCGCCGGCGAGATCGCATCGCTGCGGGCCGAGCGGGCCGCCGCAGCCGCCGACTGGCACGCCGCCAGCGAGCGCAAGGCCAAGGCCGCCGTGTGGATCGCCGATGCCGAGCTGCTCCTGGCAGCCGCGCCCATCGTGGCCGTCGCCGTGGCCGCGCTCCCGAGCGCCAAGGCGGAGCTCGATCGTCTCGTCGCCGCCGAGGCGGCCGACCGGATGCTCGGTATCGAGATCCGCCAGGCCGAGATGGCGCTCGAGGCGGCCGGCCGGGAGCACCAGGTCGCGACCGCGGACCATCGCGCGCGGTACGAGGCCGCTCGCCGGCGAGTCGACGAACTCGCCGCGGCGGCGAGTTCGCTCGAGCCCGTCATCTGCGAGAAGTGCGGCCACCACAACCTGGTGGACCAGGCCGGGATCCGGCCGGCCCTCGAGGCGGCGCGCGCTGAGTTCAGGACGCTCGAGGGTGCCGAGCCGAAGGAGCCGGCGGCGCTGTCCCGCGGCCGAGCCGCCCTCGCTCGGCTCGAATCCCGCCGGCGCGAGGCGCCCTTCGATCCCGCGGCCCTGACGACGACCCATGCCAGGGTCTCCGAGATCACTGCGGTCGCGGCCCGGGGCGAGGCCCTCGACGCGGCGCGCGCGACGCTCGAGCGCGAGCAGGCGAACGTCACCTCGGCCGACGTCGACCAGGTCCGGATCAGCGAGCGCGGCTCCGCGATCGCCACCCGGATCGCCGAGCTCGAGGGGAAAGTCGCCGATGCCGCGCCGTTCCGCGAGGAACGCGCCACCCGGGCCCAGAGTGTCCTCGAGGCCAAGGGCCGGCAGGAGGCGTATGTGGCCCGGCTGCGCGTGGCCGACCGCGTCCTCGCCGGCATCGACGCCAAGCTCGAGCAACTCACGCTCGTGGCCACGGAGCGCGATGCGCTGGCCGGCACCCTCGAGGCGTCGGGTGTCGAGCTCACGCGCCTGCGCCGCCTGGTGACCGCGTTCGGTGTCACCGGGATCCCAGCCAGGATCATCGAGGGCGTGTTGCCCGAGCTCGCGCGGTACGCCAACGAGCTTCTCGCCGACCTCCGCCCGGGGATGACCCTCGAGCTCCGGGCCCAGCGGGCGAAGCGCGACGGGTCGGGCGTCGTCGAGGCGCTCGACCTCGTCGTGCGCGACGAGGTCGGTGAGCGGCCGCTGGCGCTGTTCAGCGGCGGCGAACGGATGAGCGTCTCGCTCGCCCTCGCGGTCGGCCTCAGCCGCCTCGTGGCGCGCCGGGCGGGCTCGCGGATCGAGTCACTGATCGTCGACGAGCCGGACGGCCTGGACGCCGACGCCCGCCGCGCCTTCGGCCAGGCGCTCCGGGTCATCGCCCACCGCGGCGAGCTGTCGAGGGTGGTCTTGGTCTCGCACCACGCGGACCTGGCCGAGTTCGGGGATGCCACGTACGAGGTCCGAAAAGGCGACCGAGGTTCGGTCGTCACAGAGGTCGCGTAGGCGACCAGGAGGAGAGCACGCATGACCATCCCCCTCAGCCCGGAGTCCGGCCTCTTCCCGGACACCTACGTCGCGCCGTTCATCGTGGCGCCGGAGGTCGGCGAGCTGGCCGACGACGTCGCGGCCTCGTTCGACGAGTTCGAGCCCATCCAGACGGCCATCCGAGAGGACGGCCTCCGGATCCGGACCGTCTTCGAGACGAAGGCGTTCGACCCGCTCAAGGAAGAGCTGAAGCCGCACACGATCGCGAAGGTCACGAAGGCCTCGCCGCTCTGGCGGCTCCTGGGCGAGACGGAGCTCGTCATCCAGTTCCGGCAGTGGTTCTGGGAGAAGTTCACCGAGCAGGAGCGGCGCGGCGTCCTCCATCACGAGCTCAGCCACATCGAGATCGGCGAGCCCGGCCCGGACGGCCAGGCCAAGGTCTCGCTGCGCGAGCACGATGTCGAGGAGTTCGCCCTCACCGTCAAGCGCTTCGGGCCTCGGCGCGACCACCACGCCGCCTTCTTCCGGGCCTTCCTCGACTGGCACCATCAGCAGGAACGCCCGGAGCCGACGCCCCTGCGGCCCGTCGACGTCGCTGCGCTGTCCAAGGCAGCCCTCGACGCAGCCGTGGACGAGATCAACGCCGGCGCGCTCGATGATCCGAAGACCGGCACGAGGGTCCGCGCCGCGAGGCCCGGCGAGCCGTTGCCGGCCGACGCCGGCGACGTCGACTTCGGCGAGGGCGCACCGAACGCCGACGCCGACCTCCGTCCGACGGGCGAGGTCAACGCCGACGAGCTCCGCGGCGCGGCCGCGAATGATGTCCGCGAGGCCGAGCGATCGACCGACGGCGCCGATGACGACCTCCTGCCGGGCCCGGTTCCGCCCCGTCGCTCACGGCGCAACGGGCACCAGCAGCCGCCGGCCCCGCTCAACTGATGGCCCTTCGGATTGCGCCAGGCCTCGAGCTGCCCGTCGACGTCGTCACGCAGCCGATCGCCATCCTAGCCCGGCGCGGGGCGGGGAAGACCTACACGGCGTCGGTCATCGTCGAGGAGGTCGTACGGGCCACGGTGCCCGTCGTCATCCTCGACCCGACCGGGGCCTGGTGGGGTCTACGGAGCTCGGTCGACGGCGATCGCCCGGGCCTGCCCGTCGTCATCTTCGGCGGCGACCACGGCGACGTGCCCCTCGAGCCGACCGCGGGCAAGATCATCGCCGACGTCGTCATCGAGCACCCGGGCGCGTACGTCGTCGACCTGTCGAGCTTCGAATCGAAGGCGGCCGAGGTCCGGTTCGCGGCCGACTTCCTCGAGCGGCTCTACCGGGCGAAGAAGCGCGAGACAGGCCCGCTCTTCTTGGTCGTCGACGAGGCCGATGTCTTCGCTCCCCAACGCCCCGGACCCGACCAGACGCGAACGCTCGGCGCGACCGAGGCGATCGTCCGTCGGGGCCGGATTAAGGGCCTCGGCGACCTACTCATCACCCAGCGGGCGGCCGTCCTCAACAAGAACGTGCTCACGCAGACCGAGGTCCTCGTCGTCATGCAGACGACCGGGCCCCAGGACCGCGCGGCCATCGACGACTGGATCGCCGGCAACGGGACGCGCGAGGAGCGCGACGAGGTCCTCGGATCGCTGGCATCGCTTGAGCAGGGCGAGGCCTGGATCTGGAGCCCGTCGTTCCTGCGGATCCTGCAGCGCGTCCGGATTCGGGCTCGCACCACCTTCGACTCGAGCAGGACCCCCGAGGCGGGCGAGGTGGCCATCGCGCCGCGGGCCTTTGCCCAGGTCGACCTCGAGGCGCTCGGGACCCGGATCGCCGCGACGATCGAGCAGCAGAGGGCCAACGATCCCGCCGAGCTCCGCCGGCGGATCGGCGCGCTCGAGCGGGACCTTGTCAAAGCCCGCGCAGATCATGCCGATTCTATTCCCGAGGTCCGCGAGGTCATCGTCGAGGTCCCGGTCCTCAACGGCCAGGTCGGCGCTCTCCTCGAAGGCCTGGCTCGACTCGAGGTCGTCGGACGGTCGCTCGTCGGCGTGGCCGTCGACATCACCGCGGCCATCGGGCGAGTCGCTTCGGCTCCTAGGCCCACTCCTGAGCAAGGGGTCGTACCCCTGCAGCCCCGGGTCACGCCCGGTTCTCAGGGGCGGACCGGGGCGCCGCAGCAAAGCCGCAGCCCGGAGCGTGCCGCTTCGACGGACTCCGACGTCGGCGGCGCCCCACGCCTCAAGGCCGGCGCGCGTCGGATGCTGTCGGCGCTCGCCCAGCTCCATCCCACGCCGCTCACACGTCACCAGGTCGCGACCCTGTCCGACCTCAGCCCGGCCTCGGGCACGTTCAGCGACTACCTGTCCTCAATCCGGATCGCCGGGCTGGTCGTCGAGGACGGGCGCACACTGGCCCTCTCGGACGCCGGCCAGGCCATGGTCGCCGGCGAGCTGGGGAGCGGCGCGCCGACGTCGGACGTGCTCCTCGAGATGTGGGGCCGGAAGCTCAAGGCGGGCGCGAGACGCATGCTCGGAGCCCTTCATGACGTCTACCCCGGCGGCCTGACGAGGACGGAGCTCGGCGAGCGGTCGGAGATCGTGACGACGTCGGGCACGTTCAGCGACTACCTTTCGGCCCTCCGACGCAACGGTCTCCTCGACGAGCAGGGCGGGATCCTCCGCGCCGGCGCGGCGCTCTTCCTCGGTGGTCGGCGATGACCATCCCCGCGCACATCGAACAGGGCGGCTCCGAGGTCGTGGTCGGCAACGGCCGCGGCGGGCCCACGGGCGGCGCTGGGCCCGTGGAGCGGCTCACGCTGCTCCGCCCAGTCTTGCCCTGCCCGGGCTGCGCCCATGCGGCTGTCTGCGCGATCCGGCCGCTCCTGGACGCGGACAAGCTGGCGGTCCGCTCGATGGCGTCGCCCCACGAGGCGGTCCGGATCCGCCTCGCGTTCGAGGTCGAGTGCGATCACTTCCTCGCCGGCGCCGTCGCGCCGGAGCCTGCCCCTGGGCTGACACCGGCCGTACCGACGCCCGACGTTGCCCGGATGGCCGCCAGCCGGGCCCGAGGTGCCGCGGGCCTGGTAGCCGCCCGAGCTTCCAAGGCGGCCGCGAAAGCTCCCGCCGCGGCTGGGGGGGGTCCGGGGAAGCGTCGCGGGGGCAGGCCGCCGCGGCATACCGACGACGAGATCGAGGCGGCGGTCGCGGCGCACGTCTCGATGGAAGCCGCTGCGAAGGCGCTCGGCTACAGCAGCGGATGGGCGATCTCGCAGCGCCTCACGACCATTCGGGACCGGCGCCGGGCGGCCGCGGCTGGGTCCACTGAGGTGCCCCGATGAGCGAACTGCAGGCCACCTGCGTCTGTGGCGGCCTGATCGTCGCGGGCGCCTCGTGGGCCGTCGCGGACGCCGTGGAGCGCCACAACGCGACCGACCGGCACCATGCCTGGCGTCGCCGGCGTGAGGTCGTCGAGGCCAACGGCCGCCGCCGCCAACGAGTGCGCGACGAACTGGCGGCCAGGCGCGCCGCCCGGGCGGTGGCTCGTGAGTGGGGCTGGGCATGAGCCGCACCCGCCTGCTCCGGCCCGACTTCTTCAAGGACGAGCGGATGGCCGCGCTCGCGATCACGTCGCGCTACGTCTACATGGGGCTCTGGACCCTGTGCGACGACGCCGGCTACTTCGAGCTGAAACCCCGCCAGATCGCGGCCGAGCTCTTTCCGTACGAGGGCCCAGCCAGGCGCCAGCGGATGGTCGATGGCTGCCTCGCCGACCTGGTCGCGCTCGGTCGCGTGAAGTACCTCGACTGCGGCGAACACGGCGTCGTGCCGACCCTGCCCAAACACGGGGCAAAGGGCGGCACCAAGGCCGAGACCCACCTCGCCCGTCACCGAAGTACGTGCATGTCCGTACGAGTACGTACAACCGCCGATTTGAGTTCAGATGGGCAGAAGTCCGGACGAGTACGTACAAGTCCGGACAAGTCCTCTTCGGATTCGGGTTCGGATTCGGATTCGGGTATGGTTGAAGAGCGCGCTGACGCGCGAGCACTGGAGCACGCGGCGGCTGAGGCTGGCGGTTTCGTCGCTGGGCTGGCGGCCCGACGCAATGGGGCGAAAGGGGTCGAGCCGACGCCGGAGGAGCCGGCCTGGATGGGCGAGGCCGCTCCGGAGCCGACGTCATGACCTGGTGGTGGGTAGGGGGGTCGGAATCCTCTGAGGCCCTGGCTGGACTAGGACCGCATCGCAGCCACGCTCCGGCGATGTCGAAACGGGAACCAGAAAGTCCCGAGGCCTCATGAGCCCCCAGCTCGCCTGCCTGCTGTGCGGCGCCGACGACGGCGAGGTCACCGTCCGCCTCGTGGAGTGGCGCGAGCCGATCGCCGGCCGCCGCTACGACACCCTGCCGCGCTGCGTGAACGTCGAGGCCTGCTGGACCCGGGTCACGTCCGTCATCGGCGAGGACTGGCCGGTCAACGACGACCGGCCGGCGAAGGCGCCGGCGATCGAGCCCGAGCCCCTGCCCGAGCCCCCCCCACCGCCAGCCGATGCATCGATGGAGGAGCCGGCATGGCTCGCGAACTGACGTCCGTCGAGGACTATCGGGCGATGCTCGCCGGCGCCATGCCCGAGGAGGACCTCCTCGTCGCGGTCGAGACGGAGGCGACCCTCGCCGGCTGGCGCTGGCACCACATTCGGCGGGCCGACCTCGCCCAGCAGCAGGGCGATCCGGGCTGGCCGGACTTCGTCGCCATCCGGGCCGGTCGGATCGTTGTCGCCGAGCTGAAAGCTGCCAGCGGCCGCGTCGAGGCGGCGCAGCAGGCCTGGCTCGACGCCTGGACCGCAGCCGGCGCCGAGGTCTACGTCTGGCGCCCGGCCGACCTAGCGCGGATCCGAGAGGTGCTCCGATGACCGACTCCGCAGCCCGAGACAAGTCCGAAACAGTGGGCGAGGTCGTCGGATGGCGCTGGGCCGCCGCGCTCCGTGCCCTCCACGCCGACATTGCCTACCAACTGAACCAGCTCCTTGCCGCCGTTCGCGACGCTCTGGCCAAGACACCGGGAGAGCCGCGATGACACGCCTCGCCGCGGGCCTCGCCCTGCTCATCCTCGCCGCCGGTCTGGCCGCGCTCGGCCTGCTCCTGGCGCGGCCGCGGATCCGGATCGAGCCCTTCGACGAGCCCGGAGGCGGCTGGTGAAGCCCGTCCACCAGGCGGCCCTCGGCCTGGCGGTCTTCTTCGCCACCGCCGGCGTTGTCGTGTTCAGCCTCACGCTGCCCCACGGCACGCAGTTCCTCGCCGGCATCGGCTGGGCTTGGGCGATCGGTCGGGTCATGCGCTGGGCGGATTCGGTCGATGCCTGAGCGTTCCGCGCGGAACCCGACGCGGCCCGAGTGCAACCCGCTCGTGACGCTCCTCGCCGAGCTCGCCCTCGCGGTCGCGGCACGCCGCCGCGAGACCGCCGAGCGACGGGCTACGATGACCGTCGTCCAGGGTGGCCCGCGAGGAGGGCGCGCAGCGTGACCAGCCGTCGACTCGTCCGTTCGATCGAGGAGCTCCGCGGTCGGCGGTTCGCCCGCTGGATCCGCGAATCGACCGAGGGCCAGTTCGACACATTCGGCCCGGACAGCCAGCGCGAGAAGCAGGACCTCGCGGCGGAGCGCCTCGGCGTCGTCGACACGGGCCTCGTCTACCAGGTCGCCGTCTCGGGCAAGATCGCCTGGCGCTCGACCGAGATGCGCCGGATGCTCGACGACGCGGCCGCCGGCGCCTTCGATGTCCTCCTCGTCGGCTACAGCGATCGCTGGCAGCGCAACCTTCGCCGAACGCTCGAGATCCTCGAGGACGAGCTCCACCCCGTCGGCGTCGCCGTCTTCATGGCCGATCGCCGGATCCTGTCCTCGGATCCCGAGGATTGGGACGAGCTCGTGGCCGAGGCGACCGCGGCCGAGCGCTACATCCGGCGCCTGGCGGGCCGGATCACCGACGGCTACGCGGCCAAGTTCCGCCGCTACGCCGACCAGGCCGGCAACCCACCGCTCGGGTTCCGGCGGTCCGCCGAGGCGCCGCATGTCCTCGAGATCGACCCTGCGTCGATCGAGCGGGCGGTCGAGGTCTTCCGCCGCTACGCCGAGGGCTCGCTCTCGATGCGCGACCTCGCCCGGGTCACCGGGCTCGAGTACGAGCGGGTCGTGAAGATGCTCCGGAACCCGCTCTACGCCGGCTGGGTCCGCCGGCACCGCGGGCCCGACGAGGAGCGCCTCCCCGCGCCCTGGCGAGCCGACCCGCCGGTGAGCGACGAGCTGTGGCGCCGCTGCGCCGACCTCCGCGCCCAGCGGCTCCGCGGCGGCGGCCCGTCGCACCGTCACGATACCGACCTCCTCCGCGGCCTCGTCGCCTGCGGGTCGTGCGGCCGGCGGATCCGCTCGAACGGCCTGATGGGCGAGGGAGCCCGGGCGCGTCGCCGGATGCTCCACCCGGATCCATGCTCGGGCTGGGGCTCGTCGGCGTCCGTGCCCCTCGAGGCGTGGGAGCCGGCGATCGAGGGCCAGATCGCCGGGACGAACCTCGGCCCCGCCGCCATCGCCCGGATCCGGCGAGTCGTCGAGGCCCGCGTCGCGCGGCCGATCGACACGACGAGAGCCCGGCTCGAGCGTGCGATCCGGGACCTCGCCCTCGAGCACGCCGGCGAACGCCTCAGCGACGACGTCTACCTCACCGGGGTCCGCCGATTGCGTGCAGAGCTTGAGCAGGCGAGGACTCCGCGCCGGTCCGAGGTCGGCGCGGACGAGGCGATCGCCGCGGTCGCCGACCTCGCGGGCCTCTGGATCGAGGCGACCCCCGAGGAGCGCGCTCGCCTGGTCCATGCGGTCTACGCCCGGATCGACGTCGTCGGCCGGTCGTTCGCCGGCGTCGAGCTCACGCCCTGGGCGTATGACATCGGGCTCGACCAGGCGATGCCGGAGCTCGTCGGTGTGGACTGGCGCCCCCGGCAGGCGCCCGGGCCACACGTCCACACGGTCAGGGTCCCGATCTATGGCCGGCGGGAGCGCCTCCGGATCGCGAGGTCCGCGTGACCCTCGCCGCCGGCGTCGAGCGGCTCACGCCGCGCCAGCTCGAGATCCTCCGGGCCTATGCGGAGACCGGGAGCCAGAAGATCGCGGCGAAGCGCTGCGGAGTCGCCCCGGGTACCGTCCGGGCCACCCTGGCGAACATCCGTTCCCGCCTCGGCGTGTCCACCACGATCCAGGCCTACCGGGCCGTGTTCGGGGAGCCCGTCTAGAACAATCGTCCAGCTGGCTGCGCGGCTCGTTCAGAGCTACCGTCAGTGGGGCATGGCGATCCGGAAGGTCCCTCCTCCCTCCTCCTCTCGGGGTCCGTCGCGTTGGGATGGCGCGACGGACCCCGGGTCGCTCCTGAGCCGAGGGCCGCATGGGCGTTGACCCGGCCGCGTTCGGCCTGCTGGCCGCGTTCGATCGCCTGCGCGACGACTTCCGCGAGGATCTGGCCGCGACCGAGGGACGGGTCATGAGCGCGATCGAGGACACCGGCAAGCACTTCGCGGCGTATCGCGAGGAGCACGGCCGGGAGCACATCGCCCAGCGCGGCGATTCGATCGCCGCCCACAAGCGCTTCGACACCTTCATCGCGGAGTCCGCGATCGAGCAAGCCCGCAAGGCCGGCGCCCTCGGCGTCCTCCGCTTCACGGTCGACCTGCTCGGCCGGAACTGGAAGATCCTTGCCACGATCGCGGCCGCTGTCCTGGCAGCCGCTGGCCACGTCCAGATCGTCGCCGGCCCGCTGTGAGCGCGGCGCTGGCGCTCGAGCTCGTCGGTCGCGGGGCCGGCCGGCCGGCGGGCAGGGAGGGCAGCGGGTACCTCCTCTCACCGCGTGAGCTGCAGATCCTCGCCGCGATCCGCGACGGGGGCACGAACAAGACCGTGGCCGCCGAGATGGGCATCAGCGAGCAGACGGTCAAGAACCACATGAGTTCCATGCTCGCCAAGACCGGGGCCTACACCCGGACCGCGGCGGTCCTCGAAGCCGTGCGCTGGGGCCAGCTCGACATCCCGGGGTTGACGGCCCCGGCCACCCTTCGCGCGATCGGACAGGAGATCGAGCGTCTCCATGATCGCATTGGTCTCGAGCTCGAGCATCTACGCGGCGAGATCGCCGAGCTCGATGCGAGTGGCGTGCGATGACCCACCCGTCGCTCGGCTACCTCCACGACCATCCGGCCGCGATCGCGGCACGGACGAACCCGCGCAACTGGGATGCAGGGCTGCTGCTTGCGACGCGGGCCGCCCTGCCGGTCCCCGACGACTTCGACATCGACCTCGGGCCGACGCTCGACCAGGACGGCGTCGGAGCCTGCGTCGCCTTTGCGGCGACCGAGATCCGCCAGGCCCAGGAGCACCTCGACGAGGGCGGTTGGCCATTCTCGACCGCCTCCGGCTTCAAGGCCTACGACTGGCTCAAGCATGGCCACGGCGCCTACCCGGGCGATGGGATCCCGACCGTCGAGGGCTCGTTCCCCCTCGAGGTCTGGAAGATGGCCAGGCAGGTCGGCGTGCCGGCGACCGACGGCGCCGGCCGGCTGATCGAAGCGTTCTACCAGGTCCTGGGCACGCCCGGATCGGCGGACTGGTTCGATGCCCAGATCCAGCTCCTGCTGGGCTTCGGGGCGCTGTCGATCGCGTCGGCCTGGCCCACCAACTGGTGGACCTGCCCATCGTCCGGGCTGCTCCCGTTCCCGTCCGGTGTGGCCGGCGGCCACATGTACGTCCGCAAGGGCTTCCGGCTCAAGGGACCGGTCGGCTCGCTGTCGAGCGGGCGATCCCCGAGCGGCCGCTACTGGCGACACCGACAGAGCTGGGGAGCCTATGGCGCGACGGACGAGTTCGGCCGCTCAGGTGAGTTCCTGCTCCCGTTCGAGGCCGACGCCGGCTACCCGAACCTCCAGATCGGCGAGGCGTGGAAGACGATCGACAAGCGGGAGTCGCCGTTCCCGCCGCCACCGACGCCAGGAGGCACCATGCTCATCCAGGTCGACCACACCGCCCGGCTCGTCGAGACGACCGTCGGCAAGCCGCTCTACGCGGCGGACGGCACGACGCTCATCACGCCGATCCAGTCCCTGCCGCCAGACAACAGCCTCGCCAGCGCGGCCGCCTACGGCCTCAAGGCGGGCGATCCGGCCAGCTACTACGCCGTCCTCATCAGCTGGCGGAACGTCCCCCAGGCCGCATGGATCAAGGCGACCGACTGCACGAAGGTCACGCCTCTGGTCGCGGATCCCGTCGCCCTGAAGGCCGCCTACAACGAAGGTGTCGAGATGGCCGCCGAGGCGGCCCGGACAGCGCACAAGCCATAGGAGGAATACCGCCATGGAGATCACGCTCGCCGACGTCCTGACCCTGCAGGGCGCCGTCACCTCGGCCGCCCTCGTGACCGGCCTCGTCGCCGTCCTCAAGGTCTGGTTCCCGATCATCGTGGCGCGCGCCTGGGAGCAGGCGCTGGCGCTCAGCTCGTCGCTCGTCCTCGTCGTCCTCGCGTTCTATGACGCCAGCGTCTTCACCCTCGACGCGGCGTTCTGGGCGTTCGCCTGCTGGCTCGCGATCGCGAAGCTCGCGACCGGCATCTACGACGAGGTCACCCGCCAGCCCAACGCCTTCAACGGTCGGCCCGCGGCGGTCCTCCCGGTGCGCTGATGCCGCGCGCCCTCGCCGTCTGCAGCACGCCCGGCTGCCCCGAGTTCGCTCAGTTCCGGGGGCGTTGTGCAGCCCATGCCCGGACGACCACCGAGCGAGGCTACGGCGCCGAGCATCAGGCGACCCGGCGTGAGCTGGCGGCGACACTACCGTGCTTCTGTGGGTACGGCTGCGGCACCTGGCTGACGGCTGGCGATGCGTGGGTCGCCGCCCACGTGATCGACGGCGATCCAAGCGCGGGGTACCTCGTCGGCTGTGGTCCATGCAACGAGCGGGCGAAGCGTACGGGTTCCACACCGGCCCCTGCCAAGAGTTGGGATCTCGTACAGACGAAAGAAAGGCCGCCCGGGTCAGGAAGGATCGACCGCCGAGCCCGTCTCTCCCCCTCCCCCCTCCTCTCTACGCCCGTGTCGATCTGCTGATGCCAGGACCCGTCGCGAAGCCGCCAAGCCAGCGCCAGCGCCGCAACCGCACTGCCACCGCGGCCAGCCTCGAGGCGCCGCCGGTGACACGCGTCGACCTCCCCAGCCTGACCTCTCCCACCGCGTGTGTGGCCGAGGTCGATCGCAAGTCCGGCTGCCCGCTGCCCTCGACCGCCCACGACCTCAAGCATTTCGCTCAGTACGTCATCGAGCCCCACGACTTCGTCGGCGCCGTCATCGAGCCCCACGCCATGACCCTCGCCTGGTGGACGACCATCTGGGCCAGCCCGATGGTCGCCGAGTGGGTCGACGCCGACGTTCCGGGCCTCATCGCCCTGGCGATCCTGTGGGATGGCTTCTACCGGACCGGCGACCCGCGGACGCACGCCGAGGCACGCATGGCCACGCGCGAGTTCGGCCTGTCGCCGCTGTCTCGTCGCCAGCTGCAGTGGGAGGTCAAGCGCCTCGCGCCCGCCACGAAACCGAAGTCCAGCGCGCCGCGCCGGCGGCGGTCCGGCCCGGCGATCCTCGGCGTGCTCGACGGCGGCAAGCACAAGGCGGCAGCGTCGTGAAGCGCCCCGTCGGATCGGGCTTCCGCGAACCCATCTCGGTCGCCCTGGCTCAGCTCTCTCCGACGATGCGAAGCCGGCTGGAGCGGCTCAGCGCATGAGCACGTTCGTCGTGCCGCCGCTCGAGGACGATGGCAACTGGCCTTCGCTCGGGTCGCAGGTCGTCGACTGGCAGGAATCGATGCTGACCTTCGGTCCGGGTGACCTCCTGGGTAAGCCATACCGGCTCGACGCCGAGGATCGGGCGCTGCTCGAGCGCGCCTACCAGGTCTATCCGCCCCAGCATCCGGGGGTCTGCCGCTTCGACGTCGACCCGGCCGACACGGCCGGCAGCGCGTGGCGGTGCTCGGCGGGCAACGGGAAGTGTGGGCGCCGCCGGTTCGACACGGTCGTCGTGATGACCCGCAAGGGCACCCTGAAGTCCGAGCGCCTCGCGGCGACCTGCGCGGCCGAGCTGTCCGAGGACGGCCCGGTCCGGTGCGACGGCTTCCGCCGCTCGGGGAAGCGCTGGCTGCCGGTCGGCCGGCCGGTCACCTCGCCGTCGGTCTTCCTGTTCGCGTTCGCCAAGGAGCAGGCCGAGGACACCAGCTGGGACGCGATGCGCAAGATGATCGAGCTCGGCCCGGCGTCGGCGCAGTTCGACGTCTGGGAGGAGCGGATCGTCCGGCGCGACGGCTCGGGCGAGGCGAAGGCCCTGGCCACCGCGCCCGATTCGCGCGACGGCGGCAAGACGACGTTCCAGGGCAAGGAGGAGCCGCACCGCTGGACGCTGCCCCGCCACAAGGAGGCGCATCAGACGACGCGCGGCAACCTGTCCAAGCGCCCGATCGCCGAGCCCTGGGAGATGCATGCCACGACGATGTACGCGCCCGGTGAGGGATCGGTCCTCGAGGAGCTCCACGACGCGGCCAAGAAGCTGACGGGTGAGGCGGCCCACGCGAGCCGCATGTTCTTCTTCTACCGCTGGGCCGACGCCCGGATCAGGATCCGGAACGAGGACGATTCGTTCAACCTGGCGGGGCTGCGCGAGGCGATCATCGACGCGACCGGGCCCAGCAAGATGGCCTGGGCGGATCCCGACGGCATTGCGTCGCTCCAGTTCCTGTCGGCCGACGCGGACCCGGATTACGCCGAGCGTGTCTGGCTGAACCGAGCCAAGCAACGGACCGAGATCGCCTTCGATGCCGAGGCCTGGAAGCGGAACCGGCGCTGGGTGACGGATCCGGACACCGGTCTCGCGGTGATCGACGTTGAGACCGGCCAGCGGATCCCGTACCGCATCCCGAAGGGGGCGCTTGTGGTCCTCGGCTTCGACGGTTCGCGTGGCTCGGTCGATCCACACCGCTCGCCGGACCACACGGGCCTCGTGGCCACCGAGATCCTGACGGGCTTCCAGCAGCAGTTCGGCCACTGGGACCCCGCTGACTATCCCGACCGACACATCCCGCGCGACCTCGTCGACGTCGCCATGACCGACGCGTTCACCGACTTCAACGTCTGGCGGCTGTACGCGGATCCGCCCGACTGGGACAGCGAGATCGCAGCCTGGGTCGGCCGGTGGGGCAAGGAGCGGGTCGTCGAGTGGTTCACCTATCGCGAGCGGCCGATCGGCTACGCGACCTCGAACTACGCCAAGGCGATCGTCTCGGGCGAGTGCACGAACGACGGAGATCCTGCGTTCACCGCCCACATCGGCCACGCCCACAAGCGCTTCGTCAACGCCCGGGACGACCGGAACGAGCGGCTCTGGACGATCCAGAAGGAGCGCGAGGGATCCCAGCTCAAGATCGACCTGGCCATGGCCGGCAACCTCTCCTGGGAGGCTCGCACCGATGCGATCGCCGCCGGCGTCCTGAGCGGGGAACCCGAGGCAGAACCATGGGTGATGGTCCGGTGACGAGACGCGCACGGCTCCTGGCCTCCGCTCGAACGCGCATCGCGGAGCTCCGTCGTCGCGTGCGGCTACTCGGTGCCCTGCTGATCGCGATCGTCGGCCTCGGGCTCATCGTGGCCGGCGTCGCCGACGTCTTCCCGCCTGCCGGCAAGATCTCCGCCGGCATCGCGCTGCTGCTGCTCGTGACGTTCGACCCGGCCCAGGTGAGGAAGCTCACATGGCCGCGCTGATCGAGACATTCGCGCCCCGTCGCGCCGCGGGGGCGGTGAACTCGTTCGACGACTGGGTCGGACTGTGGGGTCTCGGCGGTCTCGGCATGTTCCTCCAGACGACGATGGCCAGCCAGCAGGAAGAGACGCCGGACGGGACGTTCGCCAGCCTGGTCGCGGGCGGCTACCTGCGCAACCCCGTCGTGTTCTCGTCGCTCGCCATTCGGGCCCGCCTGTTCAGCGACGCGACGTTCCGCTTCCAGCAGATGCGCAACGGCCAGCCCGGCAACCTGTTCGGCACGCCGGCGCTCCGGATCCTCGAGCGGCCCGAGCCGGGCAAGACGACACGCGACCTCCTCCAGAGTGCCATCCTCGATGCAGACCTCGGCGGAAACGGCTTCGTCCTCGGGAGGACGGACGCCCTGCGCCGCGAGCGGCCGGACTGGATGTCGATCGCCTATGGCTCACGGGGCCGAGCGACCGAACTCGGGTCGTGGGATCCCGACGCCGAGATCATCGGCTTCGGCTACCACCCCGGCGGTTACGGCTCAGGCGAGCCGGTCATCACGTTCGGGCCGGACGAGATCGCCCATTTCGCGCCGACGAAGGACCCGCTGGCCCGCAATCGCGGGATCAGCCTCCTCACGGCGGGCCTCCAGGAGATCATGGCCGACAACGGCGCGACGCGCGGGAAGCTCGCGTTCTTCAACCACGCGATGACCCCGAACCTCGCAGTCAAGTTCCCTGCGTCGATGGGCAAGGACAAGGCGCTCGAATGGATCGAGCTCGCCGAGCAGGAGCACCGCGGGATCACTCGCGGGTTCAAGACGATCTACTTCGGCGGCGGCGTCGAGCCCACGCCGGTCGGGCTCGGGTTTGGACCCGACGGCATGGACTTCGCGAAGATCCAGGCTCGAGCGGAGACCCGCATCGCGGCGCTCACGGGAATGCACCCGGTCGTCGCGGCGCTCTCGGAAGGCCTGCAGGGCAGCTCGCTCAATGCTGGCAACTTCGGTTCGGCCGCCCGCCTCGTCGGCGACGCGACCCTCCGCCCGCTGTGGGGCGACATGGCCGGGTCGCTCGAGACGATCATCCGCCCGCCGCGCGAGGGCACGCGCCTCTGGTTCGACGATCGCAGCGTTGCCTTCCTCCGCTCGGACGTCGCCGACCAGGCCGACATCATCCAGAAGCAGGGCGCGACGATCGGCCAGCTGGTCAAGGATGGCTTCACCCCCGATTCGACGGTCGCCGCGGTCGTGACCGGGGACATGAATCTCCTCGTGCACACCGGGATGACCTCGGTCCAGCTCCTGCCGCCCCTCAACGAGCCCGCCGCCGCCTACCGCGCGCCGCGCGAGTTCTGGTCGATCGATGTGCCCTATGCCTCGATGGGCACGATCCCGGCGGGCGTCATCATCCCGGCGGGCCACCCGATCCTCGCCGCCTACCCGAGCATGTTCGAGCCGGTCGCCGACGTGCCGCAGCTGCCGGCGCGCGCCGGCGGGCCCGGTCAGATCGTGACCCGCGATCAGGTGGTCGCCAAGCGGATCGAGCTCCTCCGGCTCGGCCAGCCGGCCGGCAACAACAGCGTGGCCCGGGCGCTGTCGGTCAGCCCGGACACGATCAAGCGGCGGCTGAGGGGCGAGTGACGTGGTCAACGCACGTCTCGCTCAATCGATCGATGCGCTGACCCCGCGCCTGCGCCTGTCGTTCAACGCCGGAGAGATCGCCGAGCTGCAGGCGGATGTCGACGAGGCTGAGCTGGCGCTCGCCGGAGCCCGCGGCCAGGAGCACGGCGCGATGATCGACCGGCGCCTCGGCGCGCTCGCCGCGGCGCAGGCCGAGCTCGATGACGCCCTCGCCTATGTCGTCTCAGGGGGCAACCCAGGCACGGCCGTCGTCCGGGCGGGAGAGGTCCTCCGGCTCGACGATTCCTACGTCTACGTGCGCAGCGTGGCGCCGGACTGGATCGATGTCGAGCGTGGCGCACTCGGCTCGATCCCCGCTCCCCACGCCGCCGGCGTCGAGCTCCGGCCTGTTTCTCCGATCACGGAGGTGACCGTGACGGCGTCGGGCGGCGGCGCCGTCACTGTGACGGCGACGGGCACCTCGGCAGAAGCGCACGAGGGCGCTGTTTCTCTGACCGGCGGCGGGGTGGTGATGAACGCCATCGCGACGGGTCGCCTGGAGAGCATGGTCGCGATGGGCGGCGGAGCGGCCACCCTCGTTGAGGCGACCGCTCGATCCGCGTCCGTCACGGCGACCGGCGGTGGTGTTGTGAGGCTGCGATCAGCGGGGACTCGTCGAGGCTATTCGCAGGTCATCGTCCTGGTCGGCCCGCCTGCCTGAAGGGGGTGCCAGCCCAACTTGCACCCGTCTGCACCCGTCTGCACCCGTCTGCACCCCCCGGCATCCCGCAACTTGCACCCGTCTGCACCCTTGACGTGCACCCCCCCGGGCGCCGGAGACTGAGGGCCATGCCAGCCAATCCTGTCCACAGCACGGCCACGGTCGACACGCCCTGGGACGGCCCGGCCGAGGAGGCGCGTCTCGCGACGCCGGTCACGAAGGCCCGCGGCAACGGCATGTACGCCTGGCACGATCCGGCGGGCAACGACCCCGATGGCGACGGCTACCCGGACGCGAAGGCCGACTCGAGCTTCCCCCACCACATGGTCGACGCTGACGGGAACCCCGGTGCGGCGAACCTGGGCGGCTGCCGGGCGATCATGTCCCGCGTCGGCCAGTCGGACGTCCCGGCCGCCGACCGCGCCGACGTCGAGGCGCACGCGCAGGCGCACATGGACGACGGGATGGGCACGGCCGCCGAGGCCGGCTCGCCCGATCTCGCCCTGATCGCCCCGCGCTCGTACCGCCATATCACGAAGGCACTCCACGAACGCCCGTGGGCGGTCCAGCCGCAGGTGCTCACATTCATGGTCGACCTCCTCCGCAATCGGGTCGCCGGCGTGGTGCTGTCGTCCGAAGAGATCGACGATCGCCTGGCCGTGGCGAAGGCGCAGAACGGTGATCGCACGGGTGCCGCGATCGCGGGCTCAGTCGCGATCATCCCGATGTACGGGCTCATCACGCAGCGCGAGAGTCTGATGGGCGCCATGTCAGGTGGGACCAGCATCGACGAGCTGCGTTCTCTCCTGCGCAGCGCCCTCGTCGACCCGGCCGTCCAGGCGGTCGTGTTCGACATCGATTCGCCGGGCGGGTCGGTCGATGGCGCCCCCGAATTCGCCGCGGAACTGCGTGGCCTCTCGAAGGGTGCCAAGCCGATCGTCGCCCAGATCAACACCCTGTGCGCGTCCGCCGCCTACTGGCTCGCGTCGAACATGACCGAGATCGCGATGACGCCTTCGGGCGAGGTTGGCTCGATCGGCGTCTACGCCGCGCATGAGGACATGAGCCAGGCCGAGCAGCTGGCCGGGATCAAGACGACCCTCATCAGCGCCGGCCCGTACAAGACCGAGGGCAACCCGTTCGAGCCGCTCGGCGACGAGGCGCGTGCCGCGATCCAGGACCAGGTCGACGCCTTCTATGGAATGTTCCTCAACGACGTTGCGAAAGGGCGCGGCGCGACACCTCACGCCGTCGCGAGCGGCTACGGCGAGGGACGGACGCTCCTCGCCAGCAAGGCGCTAGCTGCCGGCATGGTGGATCGGATCGACACGCTCGAGGCCACCGTCCGCCGGCTCCAGCCCAAGGCGAACGCGGTTCGCTCCGCGGCCGCAGTCATCCCCCTCAACCGGGCGGCGAGCGCCGCCTCGATCGGCCGCCCGGATCCGGGCTGGAACAAGCGCATGAAAGGAAAGATCCGATGAACAAGATTCCCCTCGAGCGCTACGCGGGCGCGGTGGCCGCGCACGCTGTCTACCGCCCCGTCGGGGTGGGACTCGGCCAGTTCACACCGGCCGAGCTCGGCATCGCTTCGTACAGCGGCGGCGTCGTGCCCGAGGACCTCCGGGGGCTGGATGCGTACCGCCGGGCGGACGCCCAGCTACGGGCGCGTCTGGCCGAGCTCGACCTCGAGGCCGACGGCAAGCCGTTCAACGCGGCTCAGCACGAGGAGTTCGAGGCGATCTCCGGCAAGGACGGCCTGCTGGAGCAGGTCACGAACACGATCACCGAGCTCGAGATCCGCGGACGGGTCATCGAGGAGGTGGTGGAGGGCAGCGGCCGCGGAGTCGAGCGGGAAGGGACCCTGTTCGGCCTCCCGAACGTCATCAAGGCGCCCGACAACATCTTCGACCTCGCCGCCTACCGGACGCGCGTCCGCTCGATCGACGACCTGCCGATGGCCTACCGCGACGGCGCGATGCGTGCGCTCGATCAGGTCCAGTTCCCGACGGTCGCCGACAAGGCCAAGGCTCAGACGAACATCGAGAAGCTGATGATCCCGACCCGCCACCGACCCGCCGGGGTCGTGGCGCGGCGCGTCCTCGGGACGGGCTCGCCGGAATACCACGAGGCGTGGGCACAGTACGTCGCCCGCGGCCGCGACAGCCTCTCGGCCGACAAGCTCGCGGTCCTCCAGACGTACAGCGACGCCGACGGCGGCTACGCGATCCCGTTCACGATCGATCCGACGTTCGTCCTCACCAGCGACGGCTCGGTCAACCCGCTTCGCCAGCCGGACTGGGCGCGCGTCGAGACGATCACGACCAAGGAATGGCAGGCGATCACGAGCGCGGGCGTCACGGCGGCCTACAAGGCGACCGAGGTCACAGCGTCCACCGGCTCGGAACCCGCCGACGTCGCGAACCCGACGATCACGCCTGTGGAGGCGAGCTCGTTCGTCAGGTTCACGGCCGTCTACCAGGAGGACTACGGCGCCGCCGCGATCGCCGCGGAGCTCGGCGGCATGGTCCAGATCGCGAAGGACGACCTCGAGGCGACGAAGTTCTTCATGGGCTCGGGCACGAACGAGCCGGACGGGATCGTCGCCCGGCTCATCACCGACACGACATCGATCGTCCCGACGATCACGGACAACGTGTTCGCCCTCGGCGACATCGACAAGCTCATCGGCGCGGTCCCGCCGCGCTTCCGGAGCCGCTCGAAGATGTGCGCCAACATGGCGATCCTCCAGCTGGTTCCGGCATTCGGGACGGCCGGCCAGCCGGCCGACAGCATCTACAACCCGGTCAGCAAGACGCTCCGCGGCTACACGATCGCCGAAGCGAGCGCGATGGACGACGTCGCGACGGACGCCAAGGAGATCCTCCTGATGGGGGACTTCCGGCACTTCGTGATCGTCGACCGGCTCGGCCTCTCGACCGAGTTCATCCCGAACCTCTTCGACGGCGACGGGAAGCCGCTCAGCGAGCGGGGAATCCTCGCCCGCTGGCGGAACGACACCGGCCTGCTGACGGTCAACGCGTTCCGGCTCCTCAAGGTCCAGTAGTCCCTGCGCCCCCCAGACGGGCCCGCTCATCCCGGGCCCGTCTGGACGCGCGAGAAGGAGACCATGACGATGGCCGAGAAGCGCCTCCGATCCGAGGGACCGGCGTACTACGTCGCGAAGGCGACCTTCTACCACAACGGCAATGTGCTGGTCCTCGCCGGCCACACCGTGGAGGCCGGCCACGCACTGCTCCGCGGCAAGGCGGCCCTGTTCGCGCCCTTCGAGCCGACCTGGCCGCTCTCGCGCAGGGCGGGCGAGGTCGCGGCCGCGGTGCCAGAACCGGAGCCCGGACCCGACCGCGCACCAGAGCCAGAACCAGATCCGGAGCCCGGACCGGATGTCTCTGGCGCCGGGCTTGAGCCATGAGCCTGCTCACCAGGAGCGTCCCGATCACGACGGCAGCCGACGGCACGGACCTCACGACCGTCCGGCTCGGTCCGTGTGTCCTGCGCCTCATCCGGCTCGAGCTCGGCACGCTGTCCACCCCGGACATCGTGATCACGGAGGAGCCCGGGGCCAAGACGGTCCTCGACGTCGCGGCGGTCGCCGCCGACGGGGACTACTCGCCGACGATGCTCGGCCAGACGACGGGCGGTGTGGACGTCCCCGGGGCCGCGCTTCCGATGCCGGTGCTCGACCGCCTCCAGGTCGCGACGGCCGGCGGCGGAGACACCAAGACCGGCCGGCTCATCTTCTTGTACGAGCACTGAGGGTCGCCACCCGGACCCGCGACCTGGGCCGGCCCCCGCGATCCCGAATAGGGAGGGCACATGGCCCACAACGTCCAGCTCACCGCCGCCACGGCCAACGCGATCGCGGATGCCGTCGCCGCCCTGTGCGACGGCGGCTCGATCCTCGTCTATGACGGCGTCCAGCCGGCGACGGCCGACGACGGCGTCACGACCCAGACGCTCCTCGCCACCTGCACGTTCGGCAGCCCGGCATTTCTGGCCGCGGTCGCCGGCGTCGCGACAGCCCACGCCATCACCCAGGACGCCTCGGCCGACGCGACGGGGACGGCGGCTTGGTTCCGGGTCAAGAGCGCGGCCGCGGCGACCGTCATGGACGGCACGGTCGGCGTCGGCGCGAACTTCGACTGCAACGTCGTCTCGACCTCGGTCACCGCGGCCGATCCGTTCCCCATCGCGTCGATGACGATTACGGCGCCGGAGTCCTGACGTGGCCACGGCAGTCGCCGTCACGCTCCCGAAGCTCACCGTTGCCGCGGAGACGGGTTTCACCGTCACGCGGCTTCGTGAGTTCGTGGCGACGACGCTGTCCGACGCCGTCTTGCAGGCGCTCCTCGATGCGGCCCTCTCGGCGATCGACGATGCGATCGGCCCGCCCGGCGAGCGCGCCGACCTCGTCACCGTCGACGGCGACCTGCTGCCGCTGGCGTTTCGCGCGGAACGCATCACGTCGGTCGTCGAGAACGCGCGCTACTCGCCCCTGACGCTCGCGGCCGACGACTACGAGCTGAGCGATTCGCGCCGGATGCTGATCCGTCTCCGGACCGGGACCAACCCAAGCTCCTGCTGGCGTGGACGGATCAGGCCGACCTACGTCCCGGTCGACAACACGGCCGAACGGATCCGGGTCGCGGTGGAGCTCGTCAAACTCGCGATCACGTTCTCGCCGGGCCTCGCCAGCCAATCGATCGGGACGTGGAGCGAGGCGTATCAGACGGGCGTGCCCTATTCGGAGCAGCGGGCGGCGATCCTTGCCTCGCTGTCCGACGGGTTCGGGATTCGCTGATGAGCATCGAGAGCCGCTACCGCCACACGCTCGTCGTCAAGCGGATGGCCGCGACCGGCGCCTTCGACGCCTACGGCCAGCCTGTCACGGTCGAGAGCACGGTGGCCACGGTCGTCGGCCTCATCCAGCCGCGCCGCGCACGGGAGGTCGCCTTGGCGAGCCAGGCGGGCGTGGTGCTCGGTGAACACGCGGGATACCTCGATCCGCTGGCCGGACTGGGGACCGACTGCTGGATCGAGCGCGACGGAGTTCGGTACGACGTCCTCTCGATCTACGACGCCGGCGGGACAGGCCACCATCTCGAACTCGGATTGGCGCAGGTGACGTGATGGCCGGAGCCAGCGGCGCCCGCAGGATCGTCCTCAACCGTCAGGCGTTCGACGCGATCACGCTCGCCGTCGCCGATGGGGCGTTCGAGCTGGCCAAGGCCGTGATCGAGGGCGCGGACGTGCCGGATGCGACGCCGCTCGGCAAAGGTCTCATCCAGGGCGGTGGCGTCCTCGCGTTCGTCGGCAAGAAGCGCGTCGGCGTGGCGACGACCGGCGGTCAGACGTCGGTCAAGAAGCCGCGCGCCGCCAAGCTCAGCGCCTTCGGCATCACGGTGATCGGCGGCTTTGGGTTCCCCGGCCGGTTCGTCGAGACGGGCACCGTCCACATGGCCCCCGAGCCCTTCCTGACGCCCGAGCTGATGGCGACGCTCCCCGACGCGGAGGGGTTCGTCAAGGCGGCGTGTATCAAGCACAAGGTCATCGGCGCTGCGCGCGCGGCCCGTGGCGACGTCTTCGGCGCATCGAGGGCGAAGCCATGACGCTCGTCGATCCTCTGGGTCGCATCCTCACCGAGATCCGCGACGACCCGACCGTGGCCGCGATCACGACGCGCATCCGCGGCGGCGAGCCGGCCCCGGGCGATGCACTGGGCGCGGGATCGTATCTCCCGTTCGTCGTGCTCACCCGGCTCGGCGGCACGCGCCTGAAGCGCGCCCCGATCCAGGAGGTGCGCTTGGTCGCGAAGTGCTACGGGACGTCCGCCCCGAACGCCGCGATCCTCGCGGGTGCGGTGTCCGACGCCATCCATGCGAAGGGCCACCGGCTCACCGCGGGGGGCGTGGCGATCTTCGGTTCGTTCGACGACGGGGGCGAGGGCGCGACGCGGGACCCCGATACCCAGCAGTGGCATGAGGACATCGTCATCCAGGTCAACGCCTCGACGAGCCTCCTCGCATGAGACCGCCCATGGCGTAGCCCCCGCTCCACCGCTCCCGCCCAGGCGGGGACGAAACAGCCCACCGGGGCCATGACTCCGGGCAGCGAAAGGAACAGGACAAATGAGCACGACAGTCGATCCTAATGCCATCTGGAGCGGCGCTCCGGTCTCCCTCACGTTCGGCGGCGTGGAATGCGGCGCGACCACCGGCGTCCCCAAGCTCGCCCTCGACGTGACCGAGGGCGCCCCCGTGTTCACCAACGCCGGAGGCCCGGTCAAGGGCACGCGCGGCACCCACAAGATCATCCCCTCCGTCGAAGTCGTGGTCAACGAGCTCACGGCCCAGAAGCTCGCGTGGGCGATGCCCGGCGCCACCGCCACGAGCTCCGAGTCCGTCGGCCAGCTCCGCGCCGGCCTCGCCACGACCCTCGGCGTCGACCCCGCGCTCGGCGCTACCCTCATCCGGCTCGCGAGCGTCACTACGGTGGCCCAGGGTGACTTCATCCGCATCGGGACCACGCTCACCGAAGCCGCCAGCGAAGTCGTGCGCGTCAAGGTGCTCGGCACGGCCGGCGCGACCGATACCGAGATCGAGAACAGCGCCGGCGGTGGGCTGCTCATCGATCATGGCAACGGCGAGAACGTCGTGACCGTCACCGGGACGATCCTCGCGGCTCCGGCTGCCGCCGGCGCCACGAGGATCAAGGTGGACGCGGTCACCGCCCTGTCCATCGGGGACTTCGTGCGGATCGGCTATGTCGGCCACTACGAGACCCGCACGCTCACCGCGGTCGGGACGACCGGACCCTCGGGCACTGGCCTCGACTTCGCCATCCCGCTGACCCGTGACCATGGCCTCGACGAGTGGGTCATCGAGGTGACGGCCCTCGGCGGGACGACAGTCCGTCCGGTCATCGGCCGCATCGCCTCCTCCGCCTATAAGGATCTGGTCCTGACCGACATCGGTGCCGATGGCCGCACGCTCATCGTCACGCTGGAGAACGCCCTCAGCGCCGAGAGCCAGAGCCTCGAATTCAATGACGATCCGGCCAACCCGCTGGGGCTGACCCTCAAGTTCACCGGGCATTACGCGGAGGCCACGCCGACGCAGGTGCCGATCACGTTCCTGATGAGCGCCTGACCATGAGCGAGCGGACCGAGGAGGAGGTCCTGAGCGGCCTCCTCCAGATCTCGGTGGGGGGCATCACGAAAGCGGTGCCCACCCTGCCGATCAAGTACGTCGCCGAGTGGGCGAAGCTGCTCGACGCCCTCACACCCACGGAACCCGCCACGGATCCTCGCGAGGGCTTCACCCTGATCGCGAAGGTCACGACGGCCGGACTCCTCGATCTCGTGCTCGCCTACGACCGGACGGGGGCCCTGGGCGGCCGCGAGTGGCTCGAGGAGCACGCCGATGCCCAGCAACTGAGGGCGGCCGCCGTCCAGATGGCGGACAACGCCTTCCCTTTAGGCGACGGGGCCAGCGTCGTGGGCCAGATGCTGGCGACGATGATCGGCAAGGCCGCCCCAAAGGACGACTCATCGGAGCCGCCGAGCTCTACGAATGGTGCCTCGCTGAATGGGGTCTCGCGCCGGCGGCGGTCCGCTCCCAGTTCGATCCCGAGCAGCTAGAGATGCTCTGGAACGCGGGCCAGGAGCGGCTGGTTCGAGAGCGCGACGCGCGCCTCGCCGAATCGTTCGTCACCGCCCGCGATGCCGCGCTCGAGGTCCTCGTGGCCACCGGCCAGGCGAAGCCGAAGGGTGCCTGGAAGCAGCCGCCCTACATCCGCTCGAGGTGGCCTGATCTCGTGCGGGGCCCGGCGACCCGCGACGCCACCCTCGCCAAGCTCGGGGCGATGTTCCCCGGGATCGTGAAGAGGCTCGACAGTTGAACATCGGCGACATCTTCTTTGCGCTGAGGGGCGATGGCGGCCCGCTCCAGGTCGACGCCCAGAAGGCCGGCGAGGCGGCGGGCGCGACCGCCGGTAAGTCGTTCGGCTCGAAGCTCAAGCAGGCCGCTGGGGGCGCCATCGGGGCGGGCATCGGCGCCGCCTTCGGGATGATGCTCAGCGGTGCCAATCAGCTCGACGCCGCGACGCGCCAGCTCCAGGCCGATACCGGCATGACCGCCACCGAGGCCGCGAAGGCCGAGCATGCGCTCGCGGGGATGTACCGCAACAACCTCCAGGGTTTCGATCAGATCGGCGCCGCGATGGCCAAGGTCCACAACGACCTCGGGCTGGTCGGCAAGGAGGCGGACGACGCGACGGCGCGGTTCCTCAAGTTCAGCACCGCGACCGGGCAGGATGCAGCCGAGGCGATCGCTCAGGCGGACGACACGCTCGATGCGTTCAATCTGACCGGAGCGCGCGCCGGGGAACTGCTCGACAAGCTCATCGTGAGTCACCACAAGTGGGGCGGTTCGATCAGCGAGAACCAGTCGGTTCTCGCGAAGGTGGCCCCAGCGCTCAACGCCTTTGGGCTGGGCCTCGATGACGGAATCGCCCTGCTCAATATGTTCCAAGCCTCCGGGATCGATGCCAGCAAGGTTCCGACAGCCCTCGCCAAGGCTCTGAAGGCGGTCAAGACGCCAGCGGAACTCAAGGCGCTCATCGCCGACATCACGGCGACGAAGGACCCCTTCGAGCGGGCGAAGAAGGCGATCGAACTCTTCGGCGCCAAGGCCGGACCGCAGCTCGCCCAGGCGCTCGCTCAGGGCGACCTCAGCCAGTTCGTGATCGACGCGAATGATGCGGCCGGTGCCACCGACCGCGCGGCGGCGGCCGTCGAGTCGGGCTTCGGGAACAGGTTCAAGCTCCTGATGAAGGGCGCGACCGGGGCCCTTGCCGAGTTCGGAACGAACCTCGGCGATGTCGCCATGCTCGCCGCCGCGTTCGGGCCGGGGCTCACGAAGGCCATCGGCGCCGGCCTGGGCGGCCTCGCCGGGCTCCTCATCCCCAAGGTCGTCGGCGGTGTCGCCGCGACAACCGTGCCGGGTGCCGTGGCCGGGACCGGCGTCGGGACCGCGATCGGCGGGGCGATCGGCGCCGCGATCCCCATCGCGATCGTTGCAGCCGCCGGCATCGGTGTCGCCCTGGCGCTCAAGAAGATCTTCCTGGACCCCGACCTCGAAAAGCAGGCGAAGAAGATCGGCGCCGCGGTCGCGAACCAGGTCGTCGCCGGCACGCTCGACCAGCTCGAACAGAGCAGGGCGGCGCTCGAGAAGGGCGTCGCCGACCTCAATGCCCTGCCGTTCGGCGGCTTCCTTGCCGCCGACCAGATCAGCAGCCTCCAGCGCGATCTCGATGCGGTCGACGCGGAGATCGCCCGGCGAGCGGCCGACACCGGGGCCAGTGTCCCGGTGGCCCTGGCTGAGGGCGCGCAGGCCACCAAGCCCGTCTGGGACGGCGAGATCGCGACGCTCGTCACCAGCTTCACGACCTCGATGTCCGGCGTGGTGCAGGCCTCGCGCGTGACCGGCGCCGACGGCATGGCCGCGATGGCGGCCGGCATCTCCGCTGCACGGAAGAAGCCGCTCGACGCGTTCGACACACTCATCGAGATGCTGAAGCACCAGATGACGCCCTCGGCCGAGGCGGCGCGCCTGGCCGGCCAGCTCGTGAGCAAGGAACTCGCCGCCGGTCTCAAGAGCAAGGATCCGGAGGTGCGCGCCCAGGCGCTCGCGGTCAAGGACATGATCCTCGACCGACTCGGGGATCTCGCCAAGGCCGGCAACGTCGGCAAGAACGCGATGGCCGAGCTCGCCAAGGGTCTCGAGTCCAAGGATCCCGAGATCCGGGCCGCGGCGGAGAAGGTGGGCGTCGCGGCTGGCGCGGCCCTCGCAGCCGGGTTGTCGTCGGGATGGCAGGCTGGCCAACGCGACGCCTGGTGGACGACGCCGTCCTCGATCCCCAAGCCGCCCGCCCGCGACCGGATCCGGGGCTTCGCGACCGGCACGCCGTTCGTCGAACGGGACCAGCTCGCGTTCGTCCACCGGGGCGAGGCGATCATCCCGGCGGCGCAGAACCGACCAAGCGGCGGCCAGACGGTCAACATCACCGTCAACAACCCGAAGCCCGAGCCGGCCAGCACCTCTGTCTCGCGCCAGCTCCAGCATCTCGCGTTCCTCGGGTCGGCCGGATGACGACGATCCCGATCTCCCCGGATCGCTGGACCATCGACGGGCTCGACCTGTCGAGTCATGCCACGCTCGTCACCGAGCTCGACGGCGGCGAGGACCTGCCGCCGATGCGCGGCGAGAACGTGATCGCGCCCGGGTCGCCGGGTCGTCGGCACGTCCCGAAGCTCGACGATGCGAAGCGGTTCGCGCTCGCCCTCTGGATCAGTCAGACGAACGCGACCGGCGGCTGGGATGGCGGGGTCACGAGCGACGACATCCAGGTCCAGCGCAACCTCGACGCACTCCGGGCGATCCTCGGCAAGCGCCACGCCCTCCGGACGATCGTCCATTACCTCCCCGACGGCACGAGCCGGACCGCAACCGGGGAGTGCGTGAGCTTCCGGGTGAGCGACTCGCCGGCCGGTCGCGGGCCGATCCTCGCGGTCGCCGACTTCGAGTTGCCGGATCCGTACTTCTACGGCGCCGACACCGTCGACGCGTCCCGCGCGATCGCGAGCTCGCCAACCGCTTTCACGCTCACCCATCCGGGTACCGCGCGCACCTGGCGCGGCACGCTCGACTTCCTCGGCCCGATCGCGAACCCGCGGATCCTGAACCAGACGAATGCGATCTATGTCGAGTGCCTCGTCACGGTCGCGGCGACGAAGCACCTGATCATCGATCTCGACGCGTTCACCGCGGCGAACGACGGCGTCGCGGCCGGCGGCTCGATCCGGCATTCAGGCGATGCCCGCTGGCTTGTGCTGGAGCCGGGCGCGAACGCGCTCCGCGTCACCGGGACCGGGCTCTCCGCCGCGACGCGGCTCACCACCACCCTGAAGACGCCCTACGAGGCCTGAGAGGACCGCCATGGCACGCAGCAAGCCCACCCCAGCGCCACCCGCCCCGCCCCGCGGCCGGGCGGCCATCCACGATCCCGAGGGCGAGGCCTGGCACGCCGAGGCCCGGAGCCGCTGGGAGGCCGCCGAGGGCGACATCGAGCGGTACGATGCGCCGCCTCTCCCGGCCTTCACGGCCCCGCTGCACGTCACCCGGGAGCTGCTCGGGCGCTTCCTCTACGACCGCGACGCGAACGTCCTGCACGACGTTTCGCGCGGAACGGAGGCCTGCCGGATCGACCGGATTCGGAACGGGACGTTCGTCCACTTTCTCCGTGAACTGCCAGACGCCATGCCCAAGGGTGTCCTGGACTGCATCCATTGCATGGAGGCCTGACGATGCGCGGGATTCGGTGGGTTGGGACACCAGGCGTCATGAATGCCGAGGACGTGGAACGTTTCTGGTCCAAGGTCGATACGTCGGGTGGTCCGGACGCCTGTTGGCCATGGATCGGCCCGAAGAAAGACAACGGCTACGGACAGTTTCAGTTCGGCGGCAAGGCTGCGAGCACACAGGTCATCGCTCACCGCGCTGCTTTCGAGATGCGAAGCGGGGCAATCCCGGCCGGCCTTCAGATCGATCACCTCTGTCGCAACCGACCCTGCTGCAATCCGAAGCACCATGAGCCCGTGACCCAGCGAGAAAATCTCATGCGGGGCGAGACAATCACGGCTGCGGCGGCGGCCCGAACGCACTGCATCAACGGTCATGAGTTCACGCCCGAGAACACCCGCAGGAACGCCCTCGGGCATCGGAAATGTCGGGCCTGCGATCGAGAGCGGCAACGCCGCTATTTCGCGTCCGAGCTGGCCGGCGCGGTGCCGGCTGACGCGCGCGACTGCGCCGACTGCATCAGGGAGGGCTCGCTGTGAGTTACCCAGCACTCCCGGACCGCCGCATCCCCTACGACAACGACGGGACCCGCGTGGGCTACGTCAACGCCAGCTACACCTCCGGCGTCGGCGGGTACCTCGGAGCGACCGATCTCCAGGAACTCCAGGACAATGACGCGACGGCAGTCGGCACGATCGCTGGCATCGATGGCGGGACGACCACCCTCTGGCACTTCTTCCCCGAGCAGCGCGAGATCACCGCGTGCTTCACGGCCTTCACCGGCATCGCCGCGCCGTCGATGTCGAGCGTCCTCACGATGTGGGGGTCGAACGACACGACGAACGGACTCGACGGGACCTGGGAGACGGCCTCGTTTCCCTCGGGGTCGCCGCTCCAGTCCC